TATCGTCATTAGCTGGCCTCACCCCAAACGACGCCAGTGACAGTGAGTATGACAGGCTCGGCTATTTTGAAGTGCAGGATTGTTTGGGGCCGCTTGCCGAGGCCGTTTCGGGACCATTTTGAGCGGGCACTATATGCGCCCTGAGCGCCAAGCGCGCGCGAATCCCAAGCGGTCCAGGAATTTCCATCATCATTCGATATGCGCCTTTGAACAACTGGAGCAGAGCCATCGCCAGCAGAAAGACCAATGCCTTTCGATCCCTCAAGTATGATCGCACCAAGCGCCGGTCGACCACTCCCATGCGGGATATGCGCGAAGAACTCGCGTGTAATATCCGTGCCCAAAGTGCTCGCATCGGCCTGCTCATCGGTTGCGTAGTCTCGGCTAAGCCGCATGAAAGCCGTACCCGTCCGCTTGGTCGCATACTGTTCGCCCCCGGCTGTCAGGATGCGCGAAAACGCCCATGTGTCGCTGCTATCTGTCTTGCGCAAATGCCAATCCTGCGTCCCGCCCTTGATCACTGCGCAGAAGTTCAGGCCATTCAGGACGTAGAACTCGCTGCTTTCAGCCTTGTAGGTCGACGCGATCAGGTCAGCAGCCGATTCAGCCGCAATCAGGCGCGACAACCATGGCGGGCTAATCGTCTGCGTCTGCGCCCCGACAAGCAGCACCACGTTATTCGTCGGATCAACCCAGACCGGGCCAACTGACGTTATCGCAATCGTATCGCGTGCCTTGCAACCGGTTGGCACCACACTGGACGCGCGGCTAAATGGGTCAGAAGCATTCGACGGTTCAGAATACCAAAGCTCGAGCGTCTCGGTGCCGAACATCAGCGCCATCTCAGCCCACCTGCGAACGGCTACCAGATTATCTGGCGAGCCCTCTGCGGTGTAGAAGTACAGGCCCGTCAGATCGTCAAAGTCCAGAACAGACGAGAAGAAGAACCGCCCCGCTGTCGTCGTCATCAGGAGCCGCTGGCTCATTACCGCAACAGACGTAATCCCGGCTGGAAAATCCGCATCCGTCGCTGCGGCGATTGTCGTGCCCGCTGAGACGTAAACCGTACCACCCGACAGGATGGCAAGCTCAGTCTGCGATATGGCCACGTCTGCCCTGTCTGTGCCGCTCACAGTGCCGGTTATCGTGCCAAACGTGCCGGTTGACGGAACCCATGTTCTCAAGGTCGTGCCGTCGAGGATCAATACCTTGCCAGAGGCGAACGCATCCTCCTGCGCCATCGCCCGGACATTGCCCTGAATGACGTTGCCAACATCCTTGTCCATCGTGCCAGGCGTCGTCATCAGCTTGATCGGACGGGCTGGGTCAGACTCGTTCGGCTCGGCATACATATTGACGAACATCCTCTCCGAGTCGCCGGGGAATGCGCGAGCGGCGTGACTCGTGGCGAATGGCGCGCGTGGCATTAGTTTCGTATCACAAATCGGATCGAGCCCTGGCGGTCCTGGCCTGCAAGAATGGCATAAAGCTGAATTGCCATGTTCACGACATCAGCACGAGGCGTGGTCTCAAATTCCGGGGCCATGCGAACAGCGAGATTATAGACAATCGTCTCCTCCCACTCGGCAGGAATTTCGAGGTCCTCACTCAGTGCAGTTGGGTCAAGGATTGCGCGCTTGCCTGTCAAATACAGGTAATCGCCAGCGCCCGTCGGCACAGGATAGACAAATGCCTTTGTCGTGGCGAGTTGACGATCGATGAACACCGCGAATGGCGCACCACTCGTCGTCTTGTCTGGCAGGCGGTTATATTCTTCACGGGTGAACAGCCTCAATGGCGTGTCATTTGTCCCGGACCTGCGAAACCCGTCTGAAATCTCAAGGTAGCGCGGATCAAGCGTGTAGCTCGCCGCGTCGGTCGTTAGCGTGACAACTTCTTCATCGGTCAACCACATGCGAACGCCCTGCACTGACCATGTGCGAACCATGCGTCGTAAATTGGCTAATCCAATCGCAGAGTCCTCTGCGGCAGCAGTCTCTCCGCCAACAATAACGGATAGTTTCTGCAGGGCTGCGGTGATCATTTCACCGACCGTAACGGCACCATCGCGCGTGCTTGAAAGCGACATCAGTTATTAGCTCCCAATTCAGCAATTGTAGGAGGGTCACGCAGATCACCAGCATCAATAACCTGGTCCGGCCCCGTCGCCTTGTCGCGAACGTGCTCTCCGCGCGGGGCCGGTAGGTCAAGCATTGGGTGCTTAGGTTCAAACGACGACCTGCGAACAAGCAATCCCGTCCACTCGCGCACAAGGTCTTCGGGTCTTACGTTAAACCCTGTGCGCTGGCAGACACCAGTGATTTGCCCGTCCAGGTCGTCGTCAGTCATCAGCCTGCACCCGGCGATCCATACAGGGCCCGAGGGTCTGTATAGCCAACCGAGAAACGCTCATAGGATTTGACCTTGAGGTTGTCGGTATCGTCGTCAGTGTTGCCCTTCTTGATTTCGCGGGCCTCACGTTGGTACAGTTTCAAACCCTCCTCCACATCCGTCTGGATGAAGAATCCATCAGGGTCCGTCAGGTATTGCCAACATATTGGCGCCTCCTGAAGCATACCCATTTCGCGCATGGCATTTACGTCATTGTTTGCCGTGCCCGACTGGCTCAGGGATGCCGTGATGCGTGTTGCCGCAAACATCAGCTGTGGCGGGATGATCAGCCGTTTTGGCTTAAGCATGATCGGATCACCAACAGAGTCAGTGGCCGTCATGATCAGGATCATCAGATCCTCCAGCGCAGATTCCGACAGGTCGGCTGCGACAGAGAGACGGTTGGAGAACGTCCCAATTTTTTCAGGATGGGCCGTGCTCAAGAGTGAAACGCCATCAGCGCCGAGATATGAGCCGCTATAGGCGCGGTTGAGAATATTGGCCGCAACCGTCTCCTTGGTCACACGGTGTGATTTCGAGAGCGCTTTTGTGCGAGCACGGGCAACTTTGGCATATTGGTTGTCCGCAAACTGCTCACGCGTGATCTGGAAACCGCTGGCATACGCAATATGCGTGTACCTGGTCGTGTAACCCTGACCGATATTGTCATAAGTGCGAGAGCCGCCCTCGGATTTGATCGGTGCAGCGGACGTGCTCGTAAGCTGCACGTCCTCCTCGAACGCCATTGTCGATTTCTGCACAGAAAAGACCTGTGAGCAGATTTCAGGGTGGTTCTTGTAGTCGGCACCCCACCAGGCATTCACGCCGGGCCATAGTGCCTTAGGAAGTGTTCCTCTGTTCTCAGTCATTATTCACCCTCCGCCACATTCCACGGATGGTTATTCAGAGAAACCAGCCAGATGGCATTTGCGCCGACTTCATTGTCGGGGCGCTGAAGAACCTCATGTATCCGGCAATCGAGCGTGGCAGTAACAGCCGCCGAACTGGAATCCAGTTCAAACGCTGACGTGCCCGTCAAAGTGTTTCCCGTGCCGATAATGATGTCCGCGTTTAGACCAATATCAGTGACGGCAAGCGCACCACCAACCGAGTCCTCCTGAACCGCAAACATGAGGTTCGGGCCGTCTGCTACCAGCACATACATCGCGGTCGAGGCCGGTCGATATGTGCGCGAAAGATTGCCGGACGTCAGGTTTTCAAAGCCGACGACGACGCCAACAGGGCCGTCCCCCGCAGACGAGCCTGCACCTGCAGTATGCTGGACAATGCCCGGAATACCCTCAGTTGAACCAGACCCGGAGAGTTTCACGACATCACCGATAAAGATGTTGTTCGCGTCTCCCGTTCCGACATAGTACCGCTTAGATGCCCCGTTATAGGGCGATCCATCGCGATGGCGCATGGGCTTCAGCCCGAACGCAGCATCTGTGTTCGCCATAATGCGTACCTTTTTGAGTTGTTACAGTTTGATAGCTTTGCGACCCTGCCCGGTCATCTCGACACGCTGCTCGTATCCGATGCCGTCAGGGGCGCTTTCGCCAGGCGCTGAGGCCTGACCGTCAAAAATGGCCTGCATACGCTTATCGTTCAGGGCCTGTATGTTGCCGTGGTCCTCATCATAAAGGTCCTTTGGCTTCTTGCAGAGATAGGCATATTCCACCTGTCCTGCCCCGATTGTGCCGACCGCTCGTCGCAGCACAGAACCGGTGGAGTCAGACGCTTCTGAGCCGTCGCTTGTCAACGGTGACCAGTCCGCGCCGGGCTGTTCCTGGCGCGTCTTGTCGTGAAGCCTCTGGTCGTCGAGACCGCCATTGATCCAGCGGTACTCAAATTCATTATCCAGCCTGAAACCAACACCCAGTTTCATCTGGTGAGAAAGGTCGTTCGCGCCACGCGCCTTGCGGCGTCTGCGCTCTATCGATTCGCGTGAACGTGCCGGGGCTGCCTCGGTTGCGTGGGAAACCTCAATCGGCGCGCTGGATGGCGTTTCGGCCGCTAACGCCTTCAGGTGTGCAATCTCAGCCGCCTGAGCTTCAACACGCTCCTTCATGATTGTCATGGGAGCCTTACGGATCTTCACGGCGTCTGACGTTGACTCGGAATTATGCATTCTGGTAATCCTTCAGAAAATCTTCTTTGCTGGGCGCGATGCCCTCATCCGCGAGCATTTTGAACATCGCCTTGGCGTCAGACGGCAGGCTGTCGAAATTCGCTTTCGTGCGGCCGGGACTGGAGCGCGCACCCTCGATCGACCGGGAGTTGGCAGGTGGCGCACCCTTGGGAACAGTCGTGTCAGTCCTGGCCTGCGCAGTGCCGTAAATGTCGCTGAACCGGCCCGAGTCAGCGAGCAGCTTGTCGATTTTGATAAATCGGGCCTGGTGCTGCTCAGTCGGCGTTCCTCTCCAATCGGCGCTGGTCTCCTGAGCTATCACTTGCTCCATCGCGGATTTTGCCGCACTCGTGAACACAGGATCCGTTCCATAGGCCCTGCGCTGCTCCGACCAGCTGGCGCGAACTGTTGCGCCAGCTACCTCGTCATCAGGATTGGCAACATCAGCCCTGGCAAGCTCAAAATTCCTGTTGATCTGCTTGATAGAATTTGCATCACCCCTGTATTCTTCAATCAGGTCATCGCGTTCCTTCTCAAGCGCATCAATCTCGTACCTATGCCGCTCATCCGCATCGCGCCTGGTGCGGTCAATCTCGGCCTTGGTTACCGCAGTAACCCGAACTTTGAACGCCTCGACCTCTTTGACTTTGGCGTCATACTTCTTGCGCAGCACCGCGGGGTCATTATCGGCCAACTCAACAAACGTTTTAGCGTCACGGTGCTTGGATGGGTCTCCAGACCAGTCGTCAGCGGGCTTCCAGCCCATTTCAATGGCCTCGGCTTCATAATCACGCTCCGGCTCTTCTGCGGCATTTGGTTCTGATTGGGGTGCAGACTGAGGCGCTGTGCCATCAATCAGGGCGTCCATCTCGGCGCCTGCTGCAGCCTGCTCCTCAGAGACAGGCGGTGCGAGGGAGTCAGACATTGGACGGCTCCTTGTTTAGTGAGGCAATCTCACTGTCCAGATCAGCGAGGCGGGCCTCAAACCCGCCAAGAACTGCTGCGATATCCTTGTCCTTCAGCAGACGGTATTCCTTGCCGTCCAGCCCCTCGACTATGACACCTGCCGCCTTGGTCATAATGACCGTATCGCCAATCTGTGGCCTGCGCGTGCCCTCAGGCCAAACCTCATAGCTGAACGCCAGCGGCGAAACGGCCATGAGTTTGCCTCGAATGGCAAATGCTTGTTTTCGATCCAGTGTGGAGGCAGCAAGCAGGACGCCACCCCTCGATGACTCCTCGACCTTTTCAGGCTCGACGAGGACGTTGTATTCAGTCGGGTTTATCCCGCTCGTGCTGGCCATGTAATAGCTCCTCTATCATGGTTCTGGATTCAGTATCCGCCGCCCCGAGCCTCGACAGGTGGTGGAGTGTCCTCGACTGGCTGCGGGCGGCCAAAAGGTCCGGGCTGGACGGGTCCGGGTTGTCCTGCGCCCATAGGCGCGCCGCCCATCTGTCCCGGATTTGGTGGCTGCGGACCGCCCATCCCCTGAACATTTGCTGGGCCAGAGGGAGCTGGAGGAAGTCCGCCCATTCCTCCCATTCCCGGTCCGTTAGCTTGTGGTCCGCCATTGAATATTCCCATCATGTTCATCAGGCTCATTTTCATCGCGGCCGCGTTGATGGTCGCCTCCTGAGCCTTCACGTTGCCTTCGATAAACTTGAGGCGCGCGGCCATCATGTCATCCGATGCGCTGGCTTCGTTCTGCATGATTTCAGCCATCGCCGCCCGGAGCTGGACCTTCATCTGCTCCTGCTGCATCGCCTGTGCGTTCGGGTCAGGTTTCGGCATCAGGCTCTCGATGTCATCGATCGACGCAGCCTCAAGCACCCGGCGCAGGATTTCTTTCTGGTCCAGCATTGGGTTGCCAGAACCGACCTGCATCAGGAACTGCGCCCGTGCTAACTTCTGTGCGCTCGTCGTCATGCTCGGGTCCGCGACCGGAACAACGTCATGGTTCTGGATGGCGTAGTCCGATTTAGGATCAGGTGGCGGCGGAGGCATTCCCGTCATCGGGTCTGGTTCCTGATCCTCGTCGAGCACGTCCTGATAATCTCCTGCCTCGACATAGGCGCCGTTCAGTTTTGCAATCAGTCTGAGCTCCTGCGTCAGCGAACGGTACATGCGCTTGTAGATCGAGGAGAAGACTTTCATGCCCTCTTCGAGCATCGCAAGCACTGTCGTGGCCGGTGTGTTCGCCGGGGCGGTGCCATCCATGATGTCCTGGTCACTGGACAGGTCACGGCTTGCCTCGATCATCAACTGCAGCAGATTGAACATGGCGGGGCTTGGCTGGGCCGTAGGGCGCGGGATAAACACCTTGCGCAGATCGTCAGAGTCCATATTGACGAATTTCCATTCGCCGCGCGTAAACTCTATATTGCCACCGTCCGCGTTATAACTGCGACCGACAAACCCGCCACCCGCGTTCTGGTCTGTCGCTGCATCAATCAGCTGGTTCAGTATCGTATTGATGACCTCGGAATGCTCAAGCAATAGCTGGCCGAATCCAATGCCGTAAAATTTGCCAGCAGGATCTGGCAGGAACTCGTATTTGATGAACTCGACGTGCCGACGAACGCGCAGAACCCGGCCAAATGGGTTGTCCTGATCCGGATTGCCACGGGTCACGCCATCAGGCCAGAACCCGGCCTTCATGCTGACAAGCTGCTCACTCTGCTTGTGTATTACAACGATATACGGCTCAGCATATCCATCGCCATCAAGGTCGTAGCGACAATGGCACTCGAGCATATCCTGTTCACCAGCCTTTTCGGCTTGCTCAGGCTCGTCCATGCCAAGGTCGACGTCACGGTATTCTCCGCTGGCCTGCTTCTCCTTGATCTGGTGAATAAATAGCGGAAATTCTTTGGCGAAATGCGGGACGGTCTCCAGGTTTTTGGCGCCTTGAGTCACCACCAGTGCTTTGCCACTCAGCAGGGTTGTGAGCGGACGCGAGTATTCTGCATCCCAGATGACCTGTCTGAACATCGTGCCCTGCAAAGGCAGCGTATGGCACAGCCTGTCAGTCTCAATGTCCCATTCAGGCATGTCCAGCAGGAGCTGGTAGTTCATGTGCGCCACGATCCGGTCACCGCGTTTGCGTTTTTGGCCGTCAGGGTCCTTGCCAACGCTGGCCGATTTCACAACATTAGTACCGCTCACAATCGCAGGATAAGCGCGCGCTCCAAATTTGAGAGCAGCGCGCATGATCAGCGGGTATTTGACGTTTGAGGCACCAGCCCATGGAAACGATTTCTGGCTGCGCTCGGTTTTGACCATCGCCATGATGCGGTCAAAAGCGTCCTCCCAATCCTTGCGCTCTTCCTTGTCGCGCCGGTACATCTCAAGGCACGTCTGGCCGATCTGCGCCAGCCTGGCAGAGCTCAGTGGACTGTTCTCTATCGTCGCAAGGTCGATGCCACGAGCTGCAATCATCTCAATGATGAGAGGCTGCTCCTTTTGCTCCATGGCCTCACCATCAGACCCGTATTCAGGGTCCGTTTCGCCGTACTCTTCGAGGAGGAGCTCGTCTTCCATCTAATACCCAGTCGTCTGATTACGTGTTGCGGCTTCGCGTCGATGCCGAAGCCCCTCTTCCTGTGCCAGCGTCGCCTTGGGAGCGACTGGCAGGGCAAATGTCAGCGCCAGCCCGTCACCATCATCGGGCGAGGCGAGGCCCCGCTTTTTCATGTCTGCTTTTTTCTCAAGGACAATCTCGCCGTGCACGTTGTAGCCGTATTCACGACCAGTGAGCGCATCCTCGATACATTGCTCGTCCGGTATTGCGCCTCGGGTCAGCCATGTTCCCATGCCGTCCCACATTGCAGCGCCCTTGTTTGAGCATGAGCGGCCTTCATATCCGCCACCAGACAATGCCTTGCCGCCAAAATGAACCTCGTAGAGCATACAACCAGGCGGAAGCTGCAGCTGTTCCAGCCTGTCAACCACGCCAGCGCCTATCCCAGTGCCGTCAACGAATATTGCATCTGCCCGGTATTTCCACGCTTCGGCATGAACCTCAGAGGCTAACGTCATCGTGTCGATGCCCCGGAACCGCCTCCACGGTCTCGACCTGGCATCACGTCCCTGCCTTGGGACAATCACCGATTCATCATCACCGTAGCGGGCAACATCAACGCCAAGCACAACTGCCTCATTCTGCAGGGCCGTGACTTCGCGTTTCCTCGCCGCTTCGACAACATCAGTTGCGATCAGCTGCATAGAACCTGCGCGCGGGAATGTGCCTTTGACACGGACACGCACAAAATCGCTATCGTCGCCGTAGTCCTCAATCCATTTGTCGATCTGTTCTTTGTTCGTGACCTTGACCGTTCGGCTATCGACCTGACGTGTCTGCCAGCGGTGCTTTTGGCTGCCGAAACACTGTTTGAACCGGCCTGTGTTTCGGGTTGGGTTGCCTCGGACCAGCCACAGTATCTCAGTGTCGCTGTCAGTCATCGCGCCCTCAGTAACCTCCCAGATCACGTCCGGAATGGCCGACGCTTCATCGTAGAGGCAGAGAATACGTTTGCCTTCGTTATGGAGACCGGCAAATGCCTCGGTATTGTTCTCACTCCACGGGATAGCGTCGATGCGCCATTCCTTCTGAAGCGCAGGGTCAACCGAGAAGATGGCCGTTGCAGTAAACTTGAACAGATGTCGACCAATGAACAGCCGGTGCCATTTCGCCAACTCCGCCCACGTCTTCGTGCGTAACTGGTTCTCTGTGTTCGCGGTCACGACACCGCGCGTCATCTCGAACGTGCTTAAAGCCCAAAGGATAATCCAACTTGCATCGGCCGATTTGCCAATCCCGTGCCCAGATGCAATCGCCTCCTGGATCGGCATGTGTGGATTTGAACGCAGGCGCTCGCCTATTTCGATCAGATGCTCTTTTTGCCATACGTCAGGGCCCTCATGGCGTTCTAGCTCTGTGCCCTTTTCGGCCCACGGAAACCCCTCCATGACAAATCGGTAGGGGTCGTGAGTGCATTCAGCCAGCCAGTCGATGAGTGCAAGCTCGTCCTCAGTCATTGGTCATTGGTGCGGGCTTTGCGGCGGGCTGCCAGGAGGCCGGCGATGTTGCCGGTCAGCTCAAGCTCCTGCTTGTCCTTCCAGCCGTGATTGTTCTTCAGATCAAAAATGACGCCCGGAGTGAACGTCTCCTTGTCGACCAATAACTGGTGGCGATTATCCTCGATTCGAAGGCGCGCTTTGTTTATTGTGCGGGAAAACTCAAACCCAACATCGGCGTATGTGCCGAACGTTTCCTTATCGCAGAAGTCCAGATGCAATGAGATACCAGCAAGGGTTGGCTTCTTATGGTCGGCATCACAGGTCAGAAAATAGTCATCAACCACGGCGTTGAACTCAACGGGATCGGTGTACTTGCGCGGACGACCAGAGTTGCCAATGGCGTTCTGGTTGCCGAGTGGCGCACCGGCCTTGTCTTTCGGTTTTGCCTTAGCCCTCGGCTTTGGCTTTGCTGGCGCTTTCGCCATGATAATCACCTGTGGTTGTATTTAGTGGGGCGGTTTTGTCTCAACCCGCATATCTGGAGCCTTTTGCTCGCAGAAGTTGTTTTAATCTATCCGACCAGAGCGCGCTTCAATAGCGCATGTGCCACTCGAAACGCTTGAGGCGGTGCCAACAACGCGGCACGGGCCCTGTACACGTAGATAGTCAGATGCCGTGTAGGCGGCGGCTGTTGAATCGTCAGCCTTGCGCAGAGGAATAGCGTTTGAGCCGCCCTGCACCAGTATTGTCCATGTGACGGTGATTGTGCTGGCAATGGTCATGGTAATCAGGCCAGCAGATGCGGCGTCCAAATCGAGCGTGAACGTCTCAGCATTTGCTGACAGTGTGGCCGTTTTGATTAGCATGGGCCTAGCGCTCCTTCACGACCATGATATAATCGAAGTCTGACGTTTCAGCGCCCGCAGCACCGTTGAGATAGCCAATGCCCATTGCCATCTCAGCGCCAGGAAGCGAAACGCTTGTCATGGTCTGGACAGGCACGTCATTCAGGTAGAGCGTGATCTTGGTGCCGCCGTCATAGTACGCAGCCACCTGCACGAATGTGTCATCTGCCAGCGTGGCAACCGTGCCGGAATCCGCATCCGTGGTGTTGTCGTCCACGTTGAAGAACAGCGCAGCGGAACCATCCTCGCTAATGAAGGCAAACCGGAGCGCAGCATCCAGCGGCGTAGTGTCCGTCGAATGCAGGCCGACGATCAGGTCAGACTGGATCGCATCGCCAACAGAAAACCGGGCCTTTACCCATGTCTTTTTGCCGCTTTCGAGAAGGAAGCTCTCGCCCTGACTTTCAAGGAACAGACCGTCATTCTCATTGGCCGCCGTGGTGATTTGCAGGATACCGCCAGCCGCGTCTGCGATAGCGGCAGCCGATGTGCCTGCGCCAACGCTGGTGGCCGTCTCGGTCCATCCTACGACATCCTCGTGGAAATCGTTGAAGTAGACCTGGTACCGCGTCGGATCTGGAAACGGCAGGAGCGATGTGTCCTTGCCGGGGCCAACATTGGTAATACCGTTCGGGAAGTTGGTGGTTTTAGCCATGTCTGTAGTCTCCGTTGTTCCGCACCCCAGCCGAAGACAGGCCAGTGGATCGCACACCAGCGTGCGGAAGTTACGCGATCAGATTTGAATGAGGTTAGACGAACGGCGCGGGTACTATTTCCGCATCCTGGTCGTGTTCTTCTCAGGCTCTTGCTTGTCAGTGAGCAGAAGAGGCTGTTCAGACTTGTCTTTGGGTGTGAACCATGCGGCCAGCTTGGCGAGAATGCCGCGCTTGATGAAGCGTCCGGATGTTGGGGAACGGTCTGGCTTACCCATAGGTGCCCCAGAACCACATGCCGAAGAGCGCCGCCCCGACAAGCAGGGCCATGATGCGGACTATGGTCGTCTGGCGTTCGGGGGTCATCAGTTCAGCTTCTTGGCCTGCTTAAATCCGTAGACCACCGCGCCGACAAATACGACGAACGCTACGGCTCCGACGATGGGCGCAGGCAGGAAGCCCGTCACTGTGCCATTCATCAGGATGTTGTCGATGCCAAAGGCAAGGGCGAGACCAGCAAGAGCGTTGCCGATCCAGGTTAACGAAAGGTCAGGGGTTCTGAACTCAGCCATGTGGAAATACTCCTTCAATGTTGGGAATCGCGCACACGGCACGGAAAGGCTGGCTCACAGCACCACTTGGAGGTAGGGGATGCTCTAATGTGTTGGCCTGTGGCCAGCCTATCGGTGACGTTTTGGCAATAGCTTTTAACTTGAGGAGCAGTCACCCACGTTTGCGGTAGTGCTGCCCCCTAGCGACTACCCCGCGCCTCGGCACCAAATGTGGTGGGCATTGCGGATCAGGTAGCGGCAGATGTAGTATGTTCGCGTTTGGCGTGGGCGTCAAGCCGCCCTTGTTGCACTTGAAACAGGCACACTAACCTCCCGCTCCGCCCCAAAGAACTGCAGCAGCACACGTGCGGTCTGGCCCGTCACATTTACCACCTCGCCCATGACGCCATCAAAGCCCGCGTGGAACACAGCAACCCTGTCGCCCTTGTTGAACTCTGGCGCGCTCTCGAAGTCAGGGCAGGCATCGTCCTGATAGCTGCCACGGGGCGGATCGATGATGAACCGCTCCCCTGCCCGGTTCAGCGGACGAGGTGGCTGGCCATTGATGCCGACAGGGCGAACCTTGGCTTGCGAGGTGTGCAGACAAGCCCATGCATCACGGCGGGCCATGTTGATGAAGATGTAGCCCGGCAGGAGCGGAATGGGCTTGCGCACAGGAACGGACGCCACCTTGTGAGCGCGGTGGGCGCGCTTGAGTTCAGGCCGCATCAGGAGCACAACCTGAAGGCCATGCTGGCGAAGGTCGTGCGTTGTTCTGACTTCGCGCTTCGGGGCAGTCTGGAAACAGTACCAGGTCATGCTTTCTCTCCTCGTGTGCGTGGCCTGTCCAATTGGCGGCCATAGGTGTCGGGGTTGGGAATGGGTTTCCAGTTGATCCGCTTCTCGCGATTGCACCTTGTGCAGACGTCAACGCGGCCGTCGCGATAGGCGGGCTGGTAGTGGTGGAATCCAAGGCGGCAGATCATTGTGGTCTCTCCGTAAAAAACCCCAGCCGACCGAGGGATTTGGGCGTCGGCTGGGGAGTGACTGGGGGAAACGAAGGACACCCAACCCCCCCCCCAGCGTTCAG